CAAGCAGAAGGAGACGGTCAAGTGCATTGATCGCCTCCTTCGTTTATCTAAGAAGACAAAAATACATTACATATGGGGCAACCACGATGAATTTATGGAACGATTCAAGGGATCTTCAGGGTTTGGCAACATATCTCTCTCAGAGCGTGAAGAGTACGTTGGAATGGACGGTCGTCGTTATCTTGTTCTTCATGGTCATCAGTTTGATTTGCTTGCCAAATATTCGTGGAGCCCGTGGGTCGGAAAACTAGGCGACATCGGATACGACTTCATGATCTCAGTGAACGAATGGTACAACTGGATTCGCCGAAAGATGGGACTTCGATATTGGTCATTGTCGAAGTATGTCAAAGTCAAGTTCAAACATGCGGTCGTGTTCATTGATCGCTTTGAAGACATTATAACTGAATATGCTCGTCGTCAGGGATACGATGGAGTGATCTGTGGCCACATTCACGATCCGCAGGACAAGATGGTGAATGGCATTCGTTATTTGAATTGCGGATGCTGGACAGATCAGGCTAACCTCACATACATCGTAGATGACGAGAACGGATTGAGACTTGAGTACTCATTAGTTCCTAGAAATTTTAATTAAGATTTCGGGAACCTTATAAATATTTTTTGGAACACACTGTGTGTTCCGTTACAGAGAGATCATGAAGTTCCGATCTCATATTCAAGGAGATCAAATGCTATTTCAAAAGTATACAGACCTGAACGATCTTTTCGATTTTGAGCAAATATCTTGGAAAGAATGGAAACCAGTACGTCCAAGAGAGTTCTCGTGGGCGACTTTGTATGGCGTCGACATCACGGGATGCAACGTACGGAACCGACGCAAAAACAACAAGCAAAACGGTGAGATTCCATGTGTTGAAGAAGAGGTGTCTGACATCAACAGATGGAACTCTGGTTATTGGGCAGCAGTCATGATCTCCCCAAGGCATGCAGTCGCTTGCAACCATTACTATCAAGTCGTCCCAGGTCAGGAAAACAACCTTGTCTTCTGGGGTAAGAGTGGGACCGAGTACCGACCAAGGGTAAAGTCAAGTACCAATATCGGAATTGATCGTGTCGTGATCGAGTTTGAAGAGGATCTTCCAGCAGACGATGTGAAGATCTACAAGATCGCAGACTTCCGTTGGATTCCAGCAGGGAGCAAGCTTTGGATCTATGATAACCAAGGCCGAATGCTCTTTAAGATTCACGAAACAATCAGAGAGTTCAAATACCCCGAATTCCGATTCGGTCAAATCTGGCATCCAGATCCCGTACTTGGCGATTATTGTGTTCTCCATTCAGGTGATTCTGGTTCTCCTGTTCTTATGACCGATCCCGTCACCAATGAGACTTATTTTGTTGGAAATCTTGCTGGTGGTTATCAATATTTTGAAGATCGTAGTATGGAACAGGAATTGAAAGCCTTTGATGAGCGGATTCAATTCGTCAAACCATCCACCTCCCGTGGCGACATAAACCGAGATGGAAAGGTCGATGGTGCTGACTTGGCAGAGGTCCTTGCTAGTTTCGGACAACATGGATTCGTCCAAGGTGATGTCAACTGGGATGGAAAAATCGACGGCGAAGACATTGGTATCATGCTTGGAGAGTGGGGAGATGCCAAACCCAACTGGATCGCTTATGAAGACTGGTATTTCGACTCTGAGTATAATGGATTGTCTGGTGGTCAGACTGGTGATAAACCAAATGGTGGCGGAGTGGTCATCGGTGGGATCATAAATAGCTCTGGACACTCTCGTGGCTGATGAGGGAGAGCGAATGAGATTTTCCAACTTCCTATTGACTGAAGGCAGAGGGCTCTTTACTGGACACCATGTCGGAGATGACATCGTGTTCACTTCTGGAGAACGTGCCAACAAAGGGTCATGGAACATTGCGTCTCATGATGTGTATAATGACCTACAGGCAGCAATCGATAACTTTGTCAACAGTGGATATGAGGTATATTCATCATGGACTGGACCAGATAGTGAAATTGAAAATCTGGATAGTGTGAAGAACGTCAAAAAGGGAAGGATCATCGTGCTTAACGGTGATCCAAACTTGTTGGTGGTCATTTACAACGGGTCTTCGATGACTGGTGTGTCACCCAGAAGATTCAACATGAGATATGCCGCATCAACTGAATCTCTAGATCTTAAGCCACAAGCACTTGGTATTAAAGACCAAGAGTATAATATGGATCAGTTGGCAGATGCGGTGGTAAACGCACTCTACGACAGAAATGATATTGATTCTGCTCTTGCTGGATATCTCGAACTAATGATTGAGTACTATTGGAACAATGAGATGTCAAGCATCGCCCAAGAGATTAAAAGTGATTATGGGGACATGCTCAGCAAATTCCCCATGGGTCAGATCAAGAAAAACTTCGGCGAGATAGTCGGTCCTTTCGCCATTTTGAACAACAAATCCAATTTGTTCAAGAGTATGAAATTCAACACCAGAGACAAAATCTATTTCCCGTTGAGAGGGAACGAACCACTGGTAGATTTTTATATTATCAAGGGCGGGAAGAAAATCCCATTCTCCGCTAAGTCTGGTAAGAGCACCACCAACGTAGTCAAGCCTACTGACGTCATCTCAATGATCGACAGCAATTCTGCTTTTGGTAGGAAATACGGAAGATCGATCGAGGTACAGGTGCTCAGAGCACTCAACGATAACACTGGTGTCGATGGTCCAATGGTGGCCGCTTATGAGATGAGAAACAGCATCCGAGAATTCAAGAAGATCACTGCTGAAATGCTCAATCACTGGAGGACCAACTCCGCACGCAAAGGTGCAACTTGGCGATATGATCCAGAGTTGTATGACGACTTCGTTAAGGACATTGGTCTGAATCCGAAGAAGAGACCTTCCTTCGGCGAGATCTTGTATTACACCGAGACTTTCATTTGCAAAGCATCCAAGGGTGATCGTGCGATCCTAAACTACTCCGAGCTTTTCGATGAGGTAGTTGGAGGAGCAGTCAACTACATCAATCTCCTGAACATCGGAAAAGATGGACTCCCACAATGGCACACCTCTGAAGGCGGTAACTCCAGAGTCATACTCAGAACCAAGAACGGCATAAACCGCATTGCACTAGACAAGATCGGACTACAGATTCTATCATGAAGTCATTTAAGCAGTACATATCGGAAACCATTGTCAAAAAAGATGGCAAATGGGTAGTCATGAACAAGGATAAGACCAAAGTTCTTGGCACTCATGACACCGAAAAAGAGGCACAGGCACAGTTAGCGGCGATAGAAATATCGAAACATAAAAGGGGTGGATGATGAAATCATTCAAACAGTACATCAAAGAGTGCGACTGCGGTTGTGGCAAAGAAATGACCGAAGAGGCAGAGTATGAGGGAAAGAAGGTCAAACTCAACGATCCTTTCCGCACTCCAGGCGAGTCAAAGAAGTTTGCTGTATATGTCAAGAATGACAAAGGCAACGTGGTCAAGGTCCGTTTCGGCGATCCCAATATGGAGATCAAGAGAGACGATCCAGAAAGAAGAAAGAACTTCAGATCTCGCCATAACTGCGACGACCCAGGACCTAAATGGAAAGCCCGTTACTGGTCTTGTTACCAGTGGAGAGCAGGAGCGGAGGTAGACGACTGATGAAAATGTCAGATCTCAGAAATATCACAGAATCAAACAAAGAACCCTCAGACCCAAGATTGTGGAAGGATGTTCTGCGTCGTGCAGAAAACAAATTCGACGTCTACCCTTCTCAGAATGCCAGTGCATGGGCTGTTCAAGAATATGAGAAAAAGGGTGGCGGATGGAAAAGAAATAAATAAAAGACATTTGTAGGGGATTTACTGATGAGGATCCAAGATTTAAGAGAAGATGTGTGGTTCCCGCCCAACCTACCATGGTGGTATTATATTCCGCCTGCGGGTGGATTAGCCCCGTTTGGACAAAACTGGTATCCAGGCCAGTGGTGGGATTTCGAGGAACCACCAGAAGGCTATCGAAAGTATTTTCGCCCTTATTCAACCACCCCTCCTAGCAGCCCTCCTAATGGTGGTTGGGATGGTTACCAACAAGGATGGCCAGATGGTTGGTATCATGAAGGTGATGGGATGTGGGTGTATTATAGAGACGGACAACCAGTCGGATCTCCTGTCTCGATGCCAGACCCAGATGATCCAAATGGTATAAACCATGACTGGAATCCAAACGATTCTGGTCACCCTGCGCCAGTAGATGGTGGTGGGGGTCAAGGTGGTGGAAACGGTGGAGATGGAAACACTCCTGGAGGTGGGGGCAACAATGGAAACACCCCCAACATTTTCCCAGATGATTTTGAACCAGACCCAGATCTTCTGAGAAAACCAGGCACAGGAGAGTTTTTCAACACCCCAAAATTTCGCATTCCTTGAAGAACAACAGAATTGGGAAGAGCACATGAGAATCAAAGATTTAATAGAAGATGTGTGGTTTCCGCCCAATCTGCCATGGTGGCAGAAAGTTCCGAGTCCTATGAACATAAACGAAGATTACGTTAATGACGACTGGATACCACCAGACTGGAGCTATGTACCACCAGGGGTTATAGATTTTTTGGAATGGTTGTTTTCTCAATACGGTGGTCCATACGACTGGGGAGAAACAGTTCCAATTGATCAAGGTATTCAATGGATAGATGATGAGCGATGGACTGGTCCTCTTGGTATTCCACAGCCTGGACGAGGATTTGGACCAAATTGGGATCATCAGGACATCGAAGATGCTTATCATCAATTGTATGAGCTTTTGAGGGAGTTTTTTGGCAATGATCTTCCGTCTGATCTTGAAGAATGGATGCAGACATATGATGATTTTATGAGGAATCTTCCGAATATAATCCCGTATATTGTCGGAGAGGGGATGGAAGAATTCTGGGATGAAGCACTCCACATTCTTGGTGGTGCTGCTATAACACTATTCTGGACCCTTTTTTCAACTTTATATGGCAGTGGAGCAGGCGTCGCTGATGCTGGCATGCTCCCAATCCCATTAGAAATGTATTTTTATGGTGGATGGTACTGGACTGGGTGGGGATGGCTGTTTTTGGAAGGTGGGGACGAACACAGCGTACCAACACAAAGCTGGCAAGAAGAAGGGTGGCAATACATCTTGCCTCCGTACGGTCCCCCAGGCATGATGCCAATCCCAGGCTCTGGAGTAGAATTTCCCCCAGGATTCCAATACCTGTGGCCACCACCAGAAGGATACAACCCTTGGGACCCAAGCACTTGGGGTCTGCCCATCGGATGGGACCCACAAGATCCTTCAACTTGGAATATGGACGATTTAAACGACACAGATGGTGATGGTATTCCAAACGATGAGGATGACAGACCAGATGAACCATGGGTAGACACAGATGGTGATGGTCTGCCAGACTATGTTGATCCAGACCCGAACAACCACGGGGATTGGGACACACCTGGAGATTGGGACAACGATGGATTCCCAGACACTGTAGATCCTCCACCTTGGTGGGGCAACGATGATGACCTCCTGTCAAACCCAACTGAGATTCTGAATCCTATTGAGATCGACCCTGATATCATTGACGATTCGATCAAGCCAAACGTTCCGTCGCCCGATCAGTGGCAGTACCCAATGCCTAAATGGTTGCCATATTTGTACAACCCATTGATAACACCATGGTTAATGCCGCTAACTGAACCAGATTCACCACCAGTACACGATCCAAAACCGTTCGAGTTATGATAACAGTTAACACAAGGAAAGAAAAATGAGACTAACCGACCTCAGATACATGCTGAAGGAGGACAATTTCTTCCCCCCAATGCTTCCAGATGCTGACGGGAATTTGTACTATCCCGCAGCACCAGGCTGGTTTGAGGGTTCAGAATGGGAATGGTATAGGTATATTGAAGACCAAGGTTTGTATCCTGGCGGAAGTCCACCCCCTATGACTCCAGGAGCATATAGACCTGGCAGGATTACTCCATCAGAGTTCCCAGATGTTCAGGATTCTGATTTCAGACCTCTTCACACTCCTCCATTCTTGCATAGAGGTTGGCACTGGGGTCTGAAGCCAAATGGCGATTATGGGTGGGTATGGGACCCAACTCAGCCTGGCGGATGGACATCCGAAGAGAGAAGGTTTTTCTCGAGACATGGGCCTCCACCTGACGTGCTCCCGTATGATGGTGAGATGCCAGATAGCTGGCGACCGCCAAACGGATCATTCTGGCAGAATAACAGAGATTGGATGAGGTATAAAAAACATCACAATATCACTGATATTCCAGGAACTGGTAGGGGCAACTATGTATGGAATGAGGAGTTAGGTAGATGGGATTTCATTGCACCACCCCATTCTCCAGATGGACAACCAGTCAGATTGACACCAACCGCCGAGCCATATTACGATGATGGTCTTAGACCAGAATACTCTGATCCAATAGGTAATCGTCCAGATTTGACACCAGCAAGACCAACGCCTAGTGCAACACCTGGCAGACCTATCAGAATCCCATGATGTCTATCAAATCTTTCTCACAGTTTCTGACAGAAGGCAAAAACACCCACCTTGAACACATCGAGGACGAGATTTGGAATGAAGGTTCCAAAGGAGTCCAAAATGCGGTGAATTTCTTGGAGAGTGTGGTTGAAATGCTTTCTGGCAACAGCAAGAGCTCGCTCGCCATCACCACTAAGTGGGATGGTGCTCCTGCTGTATTCTGTGGGATTAATCCAGAGAACGGCAGATTCTTCGTCGGTACCAAGAGTGTGTTCAACAGAGGAACACCGAAGATCAATTATACAGATGCTGACATCGATGCCAACCACAGTGGAGATCTTGCAGCAAAACTCAAGGTGGCACTGAAGTACTTGCCCAAACTCGGGATCAGATCTGTACTGCAGGGAGATCTGATGTTCACCAATGACACCTTCGATCTCACCGTCGATGGTGAAAAAATGTTGGCATTTAGGCCCAATACTATCACATATGCGTTCCCAGCGAACAGTGACAATGCGAAGGAAGTCAAAGCAGCGAAGATCGGCATCGTCTTCCACACGAGATACGTTGGGAAGACGATGGATTCGATGAAGGCTGTTTTTGATCCTCAGGTGAGAACACTCAAGAAGACATCTGATGTCTGGTTCAGAGATGCCGATTTCAGAGACGAGAGTGGAACCACCACTCTCACCGCAAGTGAGTCTGATCAAGCAGAGAGCATGATTGGTGAAATCAAATCGCTTTCTTCCTCTCTCGCTGACTTCATCGATACTATTCATGGCATTGACCAACTGATGGCAGTTATCAAGATCTACGTCAACAACACCGTCAAGGGTGGTGCCGTTGGTGGATCCGCCAGAGGACTGGCAAGATTTTTCATGGAAAGATACAGTGATGCTATTGAAAAGTTGAAGACGGACAAGAGTCGAGAGAGAAAGAGAGCAGAGATTGAAGAAATTACGAGGTTCATCTCTGAAAACGAAGAGGAGATCAACGAGGTTTTTGAACTGCATGAACTGATCTCGAACATGAAGATTCTTTTGGTACGCAAGCTAGAAAAGATAGATACAATTGGAACGTTCATTCAAACTCCAGAAGGTCTGAAATCGACTGCACCAGAAGGCTTCGTTGCTGTGGACAGAATCAGCAATAAGGCATTGAAGTTGGTCGATCGTCTTGAGTTCAGTAGAGCAAACTTCACAGTCGCCAAGAATTGGGTCAAATGAAATGAATCAAAAAGATCTATACAAGAAATTCATAGCCGAAAGCATCGTTCAAAGAAGATTGCAAAGAATGCAGTTGAACGAGAAGGGTGGTGGAGAAATCGTGCCTGTTCCATCAGAACCAGTAATCACCAAGCCTGGTACCTATGCATCCAATCCTGGGTATTCCACTGATGGCGGATTGTCCATTGGTGGCGGGATTGCAGGAATGACCGATCCTTCACCAATATCGCGTTACTATGGCAAAGGATTCGACAGGCAAAGCACTACCCAATGGTATGAGTGGTTAAAGAACTACCAGAAGAGAAACAGACACCTAGGAAACGGATATCACTGATGAAAGTATACTTCGAACAGTTCAACCCACTATCAGATTCACCAGCAAAGGCTGTCATAAACGAGAGCATCTATGGTGGTTTCACGCCTGCTTATGGTGGTATGGGGCAGAAGAAAAAGAGAAACATGCGTGATATGATGGGTGACATGGACCCCCAGATGATCATGCAGATGATGTCACAAATGGGTGGACAGATGGGGGGTGGTGGGATGCCTCCTCAGATGCCTCCTAAAATGGGTGGACAGATGCCTCCTAAAATGGGTGGACAGATGGGTGGTGGAATGCCTGGAATGCCTCCTCAGATGCCAGAGGAACCAGAACCATTCGATCCAAGTGCTCCCGCACCGCAGATGCCAGAAATGCCAGAGCTTGGACAGCAACAGCAGCCTATGGGTGGTGGGCAGCCCCAAATGCAAGGTGGAATGGACCCAAGGAAGATGATGCAGATGATGCAAATGATGGGTGGCGGACAGCAGCCCCAAATGGGTGGAATGCCAGGCGGAATGCCAGGCGGACAACCACCTCAAATGGGTGGTGGAATGCCTCCACAACAGCAGCAACCACAAATGAGACCAGTTTGGGATGCCAACTCTGGCAAGAAGATGGAACTCCCAGTTGGTGACCCAGAGCAGGGAGTTGAAGGTCTGAGAGGCATTAGAGATATTAACGCAGACGAAGAATCTGGATATATGAAGGCTGCTGGTGAGTGGAGAACCAAACAACCTTCGGGCGGTGCAGATTCTAACCAGTATCAAATGTCATATGGAGTTGATCCCAGCCAGGTCAGAGGGTTGAGCCCAGCAGAATTGCCTTCAACATACGACTTCAACACTCTGCAGCAGAGGCAGCAGCAACACATGCAGGGTATGATGCAGGCTGGATTTAAGGACCAAGCACAAGGTCCAGAATACAAGCATATGGAGATCCCAAATCAGGGAGCACCAGCAGAGATCGTCGACAACATGGGTGGTGTCAGTGATATGATGAAGAGTCTGCAGATACAACAGCAATTCGGTGGCGGTAATGCCAATGAAAGAATGCTCAGACTCCAGCACGAATTGGAGAAGCAGAAGCAAAGGCTCCAGGCAAGACAGCAAGGCCAAGGCTCAGCAGTTGCTAATGCTCCTGGGCAGATGCAAGGTAGACCACCAATGATGAGAGGTGGTTTCGGCAGATAATAAATAGTGTTTCGCGGTTTTTTCACAAGGAGAATGACATGACAACAATCGCAGATCTTTCTAGCGTTCTCGGAACAACTTGGTTCATCGCACTAACTTTCACCGCTGGTGCACTGGTTGGTATCCCAGCATGGAACTGGGCGAAGAAGTTCTTCCCATGGAACAAGGACCAGCTTTGAGAAAGAAAGTCACAAGAAGGTTTATGACCGAAAAAAATGGGGAGGGGGTTGTCTTTACCTTTGGTAGATTCAATCCTCCCCATGTCGGTCATGAATTGCTTGTAAACACTGTCTTGAAGACCGCACGCAAGTACGGTTATGAGAACAGAATCTATGCGAGTCCTTCACAGGGAAACGCGAAGAATCCTCTCATGTATAAAGACAAGATCAAGTACATGAAGCAGGCATTCAGAAATGCAAATGTGATCAATGATCCAGATATGAAGAATCCATTCATTGTCGCCAAGAAGTTGAGCGATGAAGGACACAAGAATGTCGTCCTTGTGGTCGGTTCTGACAGAGTTAGAGATTTGGATCAGCAGATCAGAAAGTACATCAACCACCCAGAACCCAAGAAAGCTTTCTACTTTGATAATTTCGAGGTGGTTTCTGCTGGTGGCAGAGATCCAGATGCAGACGACGTTTCTGGTATGTCAGCATCGAAGATGAGACAACTTGCTTCTGATGGGAATTTTGATAAATTCCTCGAAGGTGTACCCAGCGGAATGCCAGACAGAACAGCATCGATGATGTTTGACGATATCAGGGCTGGGTTGAAGATCTTCGAGGAAGTCACCTTTCTGTTTGACAGATTACCCATCGACATCAGCGAGCAGGAATTCTACTTCGCCGTTGATTCATATCTTTCAGAAGAAGCGAAGCACGCACTGACCAGCGGCCTATTCGAGATAAATAACGAAGAAGGAGATTTCCTATGAAGAAATACAAAGATTTCGTGAAGCAACTCAACGAGCAAGGTCTCGGTGGTGCTTTCGGTGGACAGGTGGACGACATCCACTTCTCGAACGAAGTCGCCAAGGCTGACGATGGCACTGTCAACCTCTACAACCCCAACTCATTAGAGGCAGTTGATAGACTCAACGCAGCGATGCACTTCATCAACCAGAAGCCAGTTCTGAACCCCAAAGAGAGGATCAACGAAATCAAGATGGCACTAGCACATGGTGGCATCGATTTCGACGTCAATGAAGTCTCTATTGAAGAAGGCGAAACAACCGTTCCCGCTAGACTCTATGGTGGTTTTATTGGTATGGAAGATGATGGCACCTTCAAGAATGAAGACGGATTTGAAAGAAAGACTGGCGACAAGTATGGTGTGACTTTCTCGTGGTCCAAGAACAAAGGAATGTGGCAACTTGAATCGATGATCGCTCCTATGTGATATGAATAACCCTTTGACATCTAACAACTACATCATGTACGCTATGAAGCATTATGATAATCCTCAGTGCCTAGATATCGAGGAATTTTATAGTGATGTGAACAGGATCAAATATCTTAAGCGGCTCTTCAAAAAATATATTACCACTGGAGAGTTGAAAGAGAGATTGATCCTAAATCACATTATTGTTCTGAGCAACGTGTTTGGAATAGTGCCGTGTGCTAGGTTGTTGTTCTTCAGAATGGAAAGAGAATACCACCAGATTTTGAAGACCTGCATGGTGTTCTTAAACGTCTTCCCAGAAGGCGACGACATCAAGAAGGTAGAAGAGGCGGACATCATCGCCATCGGTATAGACCAAGAAGTAGCGAATAGATTGAGAGAGGTATGAAAGCATTTGACACGTTTGTTGCA